GAAGGTCTGGGTACGTAAAGAATACTTACGAGACCATCAAGACGGACATGGGGAGTTTGTAGAGGGCGTCTGGGTTGCTGCTAAAAGCATACCTGGGCGTGCTTTTTACTTTGAGACATACTTACCAACATATGGTGCAATGTATGACAAACTACCCATTAGTGCATTTGTACGCTCCGCTGAAACCCCAGTCATAGACATGAGTTTGGAGAATCTACAATTCTGGAATTGTATGGATTATGGAGTCATGGCAATCAACAAAGGATTTGTCTCATCGATGGACTGTGAGGTCTTTACTAGAGATCATGGTCTCATGAGAGGACAATACTTGTTTACACTTGATAACTATCATGCAAACCCGGATGTAATAGATAATAATGTAAGTGAGGTGCCCCAAGAGCACAAATCACATAATTGTATCGCATTGAATAACGGTCAGTATGCATTGTATCCTAATAATAGGATGCGTCTGTATGACCTCTCTATTACCCCTGAGGAACCCAAGTTCCCTGACTTTAAAGTATCTACCATAGAATACCAAGTAGAGGCAGGAATCGACTGGGGACGCCTTGGAGACACCGATGATTATTTTTGGCAAACACAACAGGAGAAACAAAATGGGACACCCTAACCACTTAGACGGATCAGTTGACAAAGGCGAAGACTTTGTTAATGAAGGTATGACACTTATCACTGAGACTGATAGTGACAAGTATCTCAACATGGCAGCTAAGCGTAATCGCAACAAAGCAAAGAATGAAGATATCTTTGATAATACCCAAGAATGGGCGGATGGATTCTGTGGTAAGTGATAAATAGTAACAGCCTATTGGTGTGTTAAATGCCTTCCTTTCAGACATTCAAAGATTTGAGTGTTACGTTTAAAAAACACCCTGTTACTGACGATTTGGTAACGGTGAAAGACAAGGCAGCTATAGTACAATCGATTACTGCTTTACTTCTTACTAAGAAAGGGGAAAGACCATTTCAACCAAATTTAGGTTGTAATATTCAAAATGTTTTATTTGAACCATTAGATTATGCATCTGGTGCTGTTATTAGATCAGAAATTTTGGAAGTCTTGGAGCGTTACGAACCAAGAATTACTGTTAATAGAATTATCTGTAATCCAGACTTCCTGAATAATGGTTACGAAGTAGAATTGCAGTATGCGATTGTTGGTAGAAACGATGCTCCAGTGGCTGTAGACTTCTTCTTAGAGCGTACACGATAATGCCTTATACTCAGGTTGCAAATTTAGACTTTGAAGATATCAAAGCAGCTCTTAAAGATTACCTAAGAGCACAGTCAGATTTTACTGACTATGACTTTGATGGATCGGCATTATCTACGCTGATTGACACACTCGCCTATAATACCTATTATACGGCGTTTAACACTAACATGGTAGTCAATGAACTATTCATTGATTCTGCCACCTTGAGAGACAATGTAGTAGCGATTGCGAAGCAGTTAGGGTACAGACCCAAAAGTGCAACGTCTCCTACTGCATATGTCTCTTTTTCTGTAACTTATAATAATCCAACAACTGATACAGAACTTCTATTAAAGAAAGGAACTGGTTTTATTGCAAACTATGATAATAACATTTATCAGTATGTTGTTTTAGATGACGTAAAAGCACAAGTTTCTAATAACGTTGCAACATTTACTGAAGTTGAAGTAAAAGAAGGAACGCAACTAGTTAACACTTTTACTATCAATACATCTTTGAAGAATCCGAGATATTTTTTAGATAACGAAAATATTGACTCGAATACTATTAGAGTAAGCGTATTTCCAACGGGTGGATCATTTAACGAACCATGGTTGATTGCTGATAATATTATTGGTGTTGATAGCAATTCAAAAGTTTTCTTTTTGGAAGAAGTAGAAGACCAAAGATATGAGCTTCTTTTTGGTGATGGTGTCTTAGGAAAGAAATTAGAGAATGGAGCACGAGTAGAAGTTTCTTACTTAACAACTGCAGGACCAGAAAGTAATGGAGTAAGAACGTTTATATTCTCCGGAGTAGTAGAAAATCCAAATGGTGTTTCTCCAAATTCATTTTCTGTAGATATTACTTCCACTATTGCTTCTTCAGGCGGTGAAGAAATTGAATCACTTAAGAAAATTAAGTACACTGCACCAAAAGCATATGGCGCACAAAATCGTGCTGTAACTACACAAGACTACTCTGCTATCGTTCGTAAAATTTACCCAGCAATTAGTGATATTATTATTTTTGGTGGTGAAGATCAAGTCCCACCAGAATATGGAAAAGTTTTTATTGCTATTAAACCATCTGATGCTTCTTTCTTGACATCTATAACTAAGAAACAAATTATTGCGGAATTAAAGCAGTATGTTGTTGCTTCTGTCGAACCAGTAATTACTGATCCTTCTATTCTTTATGTTGAACTGGATAGTAAGATTTTTTACAATAGTTCTATCACAGATCAATCACCAGCACAAATTAGAGATAAAGCAATCGGTTCTCTTCAGTCTTATCTTGATACAAGTGATACTGAAATGTTTAGTGGTAAATTTAGATACAGTAAAGCTATTGGTGTAATTGACGATGCTGATAAAAGTATCAATTCTAATTTGACTGAACTTACAATGAGGAAAGATTTCTATCCTCAATTAAATTCAACATTCTATTATGAAATTTGTTTCCAAAACGAATTTGATAAAGATTGTGAGGGTCCAACACTTTCCAGTACTGGATTTAGAGTTACAGAATATCCAAATTTTGATGTTTATCTAGAAGATAGGGATGGCAAAATTGTCCTATATAGACTAGATGCTTTAACTGGCGAAAAAGTTGTTCTAGACAAGGAAATTGGTGATATTGATTATGTCAAAGGTGAGTTAATGATTTATGATCTAACTGTCATTAAAGGCAGTTTCTTTGATAATAGAATTTCAGTTAAAGTAAAACCGCTATCTAATGATATCAAGGCTCTTCGCGAAGTATATCTTGATGTTGACGTTGCGAATTCATCGTTCACTGCATACAAAGAGTAATTAAATGGCTGCTAAGACCAAAAGAATTTCTACTCTTATTGAGTCACAACTTCCGGAGTTCATTTCTAGCGAGTATGAACTTTTTGGTAGGTTTGTAGAAAAATACTATGAATCTCTAGAAGTCCAGGGGGGAACCTTGGATGTGATTAATAATCTTCAAAAATATACAGACATTGATTTTTACGAGAAAAATCTTTTAAAGCAGAGTGATTCGCTAGCGGTTGAAATTGATGAAAATTCTTCTGTAATTGTATTACAAGATGCATCTTCGTTTCCAAAGAAAAATGGTTATGTAAGAATTGAAGACGAAATTATTTTCTATGGTGTCAGAACAAATACAGAGTTAAGAGAGTGCTCTAGAGGTATTAGTGGCAACACAACTTTAGGAGATTTATATAATAGCAGCGATTTTGATAGCACAACAGCTGCTAATCATGCAGCAGGAAAACAAGTATACAATGTAAGTAATTTATTTTTGTATGCATTTGTCAAAAATTTTGAAAATCAGTACTTAGGATCTTTTCCCGAAAAGTATCTTAAAGGTGATGTTGATAAAAGAACTTTAATTAAAAATATTCAGAAGTTCTATAAAACCAAAGGAACATCTAGTTCTATTAGTTTTATATTCAATACGATTGTTAATAAAGAACCAGATTCTCCTGCGGTATATAATCCAAAAGATTTTACTTACAAATCTTCAGAATCTGATTGGGTAAAAACTTTTGCTGTCAAAGCAAAGTTAGTGTCAGGAGATCCAAAAACTTTAATTGGAAAAAAATTAATTCAAACTGCAACTGCAGAGTATGGTTATGCAGATGCTATTGTTGATAATGTTTCTTCGTTAGGAACTTTTGATGGAGAACAAATTTATAACGTTGTTCTTGCACCAGAAACTGTCAATGGTGAGTTTTCTGTATCTACGAAAACTAAATTACAGAGAAGATTAGATCAATCGCAGGTATCTGGTAGAATTGATGTATTCTCAACAATTGGATGGGATCAAGAAGGATCAATTCTAATTGGCGAAGAAGTTATTGAATTTGAAGATAAGAACGCTACACAGTTTATTATTAAGTCCAGAGGATTGACTCCACTAACATATGAAGTTGGCGAAATTGTATACAAACCTGTAAGTCTTATTGGTGGAGATGTAAACCTCATCTCTATGGGTATTGTATATGATTTAAAAATTAAATCTTCTGCTCCATATGCATCTTCAGGAGATAAGATCCAAGTATCTCCACCGGGATTCCAAACTGCAGATCCAAAAATTGTCGTAACAGGAACTAATACCCCCAGATGGATTTTTAGCTCTTCATCTGTTAGTGCTCCTACTAATACAAATGTAGAATCTGCACTCAGTGAGGTAAAAACAAATGTTTCTGCTATTTTTGCAGACGATCAATACTATTACATTGCTAGTTCTTCATATCCAAATTATACCATATTAGATGGTGTAACTGCAACTCAAAGAGTAGAGGATCAAAATTTACTACGTTTAATTAGAAAGCAGTCCACAAGAACTACAGAAGTCTACAAGACACCAAAGAAAGATGTTGGTATCTTGGTAAATGGTACTCCAATTTACAGTTATAAAGATAGCGAAAGTATTAGATATGGATCATTAGAAAAGATCGAAGTAGAATCTCGTGGATCTGGATATGTAAATCCACCATTTGTTCTTGTAGATGGACTCCCAAATAAAGCAAGGGCAGTCATGTCGGGACAGATTGTCGATGGTTATATTGTTGATACACAAAACGTATTTCCAAAAACTCCAGAAATTACTGTCACTTCCGGAAGAAATGCTTCTATTCGTGCTATTGTAACTAATGGCAAAGTAACCAGTTTAGTAATTGATAATCCTGGTGAGTTTTATTCTTCACCCCCAATCGTAAGTATCAGAGATAGAAAAGGAAAAGGAAGATTTGCAAATTTTGAAGCTATTGTAGATATCGATGGTGATATTACAGGATTCAATAAAATCGAAGAAGGTAGTTTCTACACTCAAGAAAATATTGAAGTAGTTATTATTTCTGTAGGATCTGGAGCAGTAGGAGATCCATTATTAAAGGAATGGAATAAAAACAGATACGAAAACTTAAAGTCTGAACTTGATACCGAAAATGGATATCTATTTGCAAATACCAATATTAAGTATGGATATGGTTACGGTCATGTAGCAAACCCAAAAACTCTTCGTGTGGGTTTGAATGATAATATTGATTCTACTGGCAGTGAACCATCAACAAAGATTCACTCACCTATCATTGGTTTTGCTTATGATGGAAATCCCATTTATGGTCCTTTTGGATATACAAGTCCGTTAAATTCTCAATCATCTATTTCCAGAATGACTTCTAGTTATTCTCTAAAGGGAAATAGAACTGGTGGTCCTCAAATTGTAGATTATCAATTAGGTTTCTTTGTAAATGATTATGAATATATTCATAAATCCGGATCACTGGATGAAAATAATGGAAGATTTTGCGTTACTCCAGATTTTCCTGAAGGAACTTATGCATATTTCTTAACGATTGATAGCAATCAAGAACCGCAATTTCCATATTTTGTTGGAGAAAATTTTTATTCTCTCCCAGTAGATAGTAATTATAATTCGGATATTTCTCAATCAGAAATTCCTAAGAATGCAAAAAGATTAAACTCTTCTGGTATTACTAATAATGGTGAGGGATTGATTGCGTTTATTTCAGAAGTAAAGTCTGGAACTATAGATTCTTTGCAAGTTGACAATTCTTCCGCAAACTTCTCACCAAATTCTAAAGTATATTTTGATAATACTGATACGGAAGGAAGAGATGTAGAAGCAATTGTGTCTTCTGTAAATGGCAAATCTGTAAACTATTTGCAAAGTAAAGAAGACAAAGTAGTTAGATTAACTACTATCCAGAATGCATATTTGTTCTCAGATGATACGCTAACTCAACCATCATCAAATGCGTCCGGAACTATTGTTGGTTTAGTACAAAATGAAAATGTAATTGTTCTTAAAGATGTAATCGGTAGGTTTGATAATACAGGTACTTTTTCTGCTACAATTAAGACATTCTCTTTATTGATCGATCAGAATGGAACCTATACTGCAGGAGCTACACTATTCTTGACAGATGGAAAAAATCCACCGGTTGCTGAAGCAATTATTTTAGAATCAACAAACAGACAAAACATTCTAACTATCAAAGCTGAAACAGGCGATTGGAGTTTATTCAATGATCCTGATAATGATTACTTTATTCAATCAGATAATTTATTCAACACTTCTGGATCTAGAATTATTACTCTATCTTCCTTAAGTGATAACTTAGAACCATTTGACGTAAATCAGAGTGTTGCTCTTATCGAGACAGCAACAGATCATGGTCTAGGAGTTGGAGATGATGTAGTCATTGATATTAATCCAGATGATACAACCAAATCCAAAACTTACTACGTAAGAAAACGTCTGTATCAAGAAGTTACTTTTCTAACTCCTAAGAACGATACTAAAATTAATTTCAGTGGTATCGGTAGATTTGATATCTTAAATGGTGGAATTGGATATGCCGTTGGAACATATGAAGATATTTCTCTAACTGGAGGATCAGGAACTGGAGCAAAAGCAACTCTGGTAGTTAGCGAAAAGGTAATTGGTGGTAATCCAACTGGTGTCGTATCTAGTGTGACAATTACCGACTTTGGATCTGGATATAAGAAATTTGATTATCTTGGTGTTGACGATTCAGATCTTTTAAGAGCAAACACTCCAACATTAGGAAATGCAAGATTCACAATTTTAGTAGATCATGCTGGTTTTGCTGCAGGTGAAAATTCTTTGTATGTTAATAGCACTGTTGGTTTTGCTAATAATGATCTTCTACAGATTGGCAATGAAGTAGTTAAAATCACTTCAATTGATAGCACAAACAATATCTTTACTGTAGACAGAGCACAAGACGGTACTTCAGAACTAGATCACTACAATAATCAAGTCGTATCTCTTTATAAAGGTGGATACAATTTCACAGACAATTTTAGAATAACAACTGATGCTGGAAGTGGATTTATTAGATCATATAATAGAGAAACACAAACAGCTGTTATTGTATTTGATTATTCAATTATAAAATCATCTGCCAGAAATCTTCTGGTAGGAACTAACTTTTTTGATGCTAGTTCTCCAACAGCTAGATTTGTTTCTGTTGGTTCTGCTGATGAAATAGATTTCAAATTTGAATTTTCTGAAGATAATACAACATTTATAAAAAATCCAAATATTGACATCCAAGAGTTTTACAGATATGTTTTTGATACCTCACACTCGTCAATGTCAGGAGTCTCTTTAGATTTTAGTCCAAGTAAAAACTATAATGTTGTTACTGTCGAGAAACTACAATCTGGAATTTCTCCTGGATCATCTGGGTCATTTACTGATTTAAAATTTGGTTTTGGATCTCGTTTGGCAACAAATGGATATTCCACAAAAGTTGGTACTGATTTTACTAACTTCTATTACTTCGATAAAAACAATATCGTTTCTTCAGATGACAGATATCTAAAGATTATCACCGATCCTCTTCAGGGTAAGAAAAAGTTAACTTACGTAACTCCAAATAGATTTGTATATGATATTCCATTTGATCCTCTGTATGATGGTTCTGGATCTATCTCTTACAAAACAACAGGTGAATTTGCTGTAGGTAGTATTGATTCCTTTGCAATTACAAATTCTGGTTTAAATTACAAAAAAGTTCCCATTATTGATGGTGTTGATCCCAATAGTAATTTTAAAGCAAGAGCAACAGTATTATTTGATACTGTTACAAATACTATTAATGCTGTTGACATTACGGATAAAGGTTCAGACTATAACAATCCAAAAGTCGTCATAACAAATGGTGACGGATTAGGAGCAGAGTTTAATATAATCGCACAAGATGGTAAAATTTTATCAATTACTGTTAAAAATCCAGGTAAAGGATACACATATCAACCAGAGATAGAAATTGTAGAAACTTCAGTAGAAATTTATGCTGTTAGTAACTCTATTGGAGTTCCTCAAAGTATTAAAATTTCTCAAAATGGTGGTGCATATCATTTAGATAAAACTGTAGCATCAACATTTACTGGAAAGTATATTGTTTCTCTAAAGAATCCTCAAGGGAAGTTCTTGGAAGGAGAGATTGTAAAACAAACAATTAATGGTGTAGAAGTTAGTAGAGCAGAAGTTTCTGAGTGGAGACCTGGGTCCAATCTACTTAAGCTAGAAAAAATTGAAGGTACACTAAGACAAAATTTTGAAATCAAAGGTTCTGTATCTAAATCTACTGGAACAGTGGTTTCTATTTTTGTTACTGAACTAAATCCATCAATTGCTAGTTTTTATGACAATATTGGTTATTATATTTCAGATAGAGGAAAATTAGGTGTTTCTAATCAAAGAATTACTGATAGTTATTTTTATCAAGACTATTCTTACGTAATTAAGTCGAAGACTCCTATAGAGCAGTGGCGTGATTTAATCAAGTCCACAACTCACCCGGCAGGATTTAATCTGTTTGGTGAAGTTGCTATTGACGCAAAAGCATCAACTAAGATGCCAACTAAGTCTTCCAATGCAGGACACTTTACGCTCATTCAGTTGTGGGATCCAGAAAAAAATATTGTTACCGTCGAAAATACTAGAAGAACTATTACACAAACAGTTCAAAAAGTAGATCAGTATAATATTATAAAAGGATTAGGTTCAGCGTCTACTTCAGAATTTAATTTTAATGAAACTAGAGCGTTTGAAGTCAAACTATCAGCTAATTTTGATGGTTACTATGATTCTGACGGTAGACTACAGGGAACAAAAACGTTCCAAGTAAAAGATGATGAAGGAAATCTGTTTACTCCATATAGTCCAAGCAATTTAATTATTACTCTTGATGGTATTCTACAAGAACCTAATGTTGCATATACTGTGTCGGGGCAGACTATTACATTTACAAACCCACCTTTAGGTAATAACACAAAACAGACTGGAAATACTATTTCCGATGTAACAGAGTATAAGGGAGTTACATTTTATGGTAAGTATATCCAGTTTAAAGATAATCAATATGATGACAGATATATTAAAAAAACACAAAACATTTTCCAAAGAAATGGAAGATGGATTGATGCTGCAAATCAAATTGAAAGAAACAAACTATTCATTGTTGCCGAGTCTGTTGGATATGGTAAAAATAAGTATCCGTCATTAGATTGGAGTACAAAAACAGATGATTACGAAAGAGATCTTGGATTTATAGTCGATGCATATTCACATGATTTAAGATTTGGTGGAAATGTAAAAATTAATAATTATGTCAATATTATAAATGATGAAAACAAGTATGATTACTTTACAAAAAATAAAACAGAATCATTAGGTATTGTACGATATCTTACAAATTTAGTTAATCTTTCTGTTAGAAATTGGGATTTTGTAGAAGAAAACGTTTCTTATTTACAAGGATCATTTAAAGTTGATGTTTCCAACACAAACAATTTGGCAGTGGGAATGTATATTAGTTCTGGCACTGCTTTTGCACCTGACACTAAAATTGTATCAATTAATAGTTCCACTGAAATTACATTAAATAAAGCAGCTTTAGCGAACTCTGGCGGGGCAGGAGGAGCTTCTGTTGGCATTACGAACCTACAGGGAACTGCTCCAGCTGGAGGAACAACGTTGCCAACAGCAATCGGACGTGTTGTATCTGGAGGACAGTATGAAGTTGCTCCAGGATCTATTGTCGCTGTTCCTGTATCATTTTCAAGTTCTGATAGTGCTACTTTCTTCTTCAGTGGCATCAACAATGGAACTTTCTATGATGCATCTAATCTGATTGAAAAAAATAAGCAATACATCATGGAAGAAGTTTCTGGATGGTTTGCTGCCACATATCCATCGACAGTATGGACGGATCTGAATAAAGATATTAATGAATATATTGATGGTGTAGTTTATCATTCTCGTTTTGGTGGTAACGAATACGTAGTAGACTTAGCACAAAACTACTATAGAAATACTTTCTACCCATACCCAGAGACTCTAAAATATAATGTTGATGCTACAAAATATTCTGCTGGATATTCTTTCGTAAGAGATCTCATGGTTCTTGCTATGAGAAATAATCTAACAGTAGGAACGTATACAAATATTTCACCATATTTTGATAATACTATCGCAACTGATTCAACATTCCCAGCATGTATTCAAGTAGAATCTGCACTAGATTCTTTCTATTCTATCATGAATACTATTCTGACAGAAGGAAAAGGTTTAGTAGAAAGAACTTCCACAAATTCAAGTAAACCAGGAAACTGGACTGGATTGTTGCCCTATTCCAATTACACAATTATCCCAGATTCATTACTCCCATCATATGAATGTGCGGACGTAGTTTCTTCTGTTGATTCATTGTATACAACAATTACTAATATTTTAAATAATAGTATTGTTCCTATTACATATCCTGATTATGTAGATGGTGAAAATAAAATCTTTGAATTGTACTGGGAAGATGGAACAGATGTTATTACAGAAGAAGATGAAGATCTTTTCTTAACTATTAATGCTGTTCTACAAAAACCAAAATACAAAGAAGATTATCCTGCGGAAGATGCATACTATATCGATAGAACTGTAGTTCCAAATAGAATTGTTTTTGATGTAGCACCTATTTGGGATCAAGATCTTGGCGCTAAGAGTATTGGAGAACCAACTGCAGTTGAAAAAGTTGTTGGTATAGGTGTTGGAAACTACAAACGTCTTACTGTAGATAAAAGTTTAATTAGCGGATCTCGTGGTGGTCCATTCTTAATTCTGGATTTGGAGGATCTTACAGTTCAGAATATCGAAGACTCTGCATATCTGTATGTTTTCTTGGATGGAGTTTTACAGAGAGAAGGATATTCATATTCTGTTATTGGTCCAAATATTACATTTAAATCTCCAATTAAAAAGGAGATGAAAATTGACATCAGATATCTCTATGGAAGAGAAATCGGTCAAATCTTAAACATCTATGATTTTACACAAGACACATATTACGTAAAAAGTAGTGTAGAGCTACAAACAACATCAGGAGCCGCTACTTTAGTAGAAG